CAACTGGTACATACGGTGGTATTAACCGTGCAAACTGGACATTTTGGCAGAACCAAGCGACAACTGGTGTAACTGGTTACGCAAACATTCAAGCTAAGATGGTTGATGCCGCTATCAAGTCTGTTCGTGGAACTGATAAGGTTGACACAATCGTTGCTGGTAACAATTTCTATTCATACTATGTTCAATCCTTGCAAGCTATTCAGCGTATCGCTGGTGTAGAAGAAGGTGCGGCTGGTTTTGCTTCATTGAAGTTCTACGGTGGTGGTATGTCTGCTGATGTGATCTTGGGTGGCGGTTATGGCGGTCAAGAAAACACAGGTTATATGTATTTGCTAAACACAAATTACATTTTCCTACGCCCACACAAGGAGCGTAACTTTGTTCCTATCGGTGGTGAGCGTCAATCTATTAACCAAGATGCAATCGTCAAATTGTATGGCTGGGCTGGCAACTTAACTTGCTCCAACTCATTCCTACAAGGCGTATTGACAGCTTAAACCATTGATTAGAAAGGAAAATATATCATGGCATATACAATTACCCCTTTAGCTGGCATAGATTTAGCCAACGTAGCTAATACAAACCTTAACTCTGCTGGTACAGCAATCCCTACATTTGGCCCTACTGGTGCTGAAGTGTTTGGTTCTGACGGTTTCCGTTATGTGTTTGCACAAGCAGGTGTAGCAATTGCAACTTCTTCTGCTACTTGCATTATCAACGCTTCTACATTCCAAGTTACTTTGGGTGCTACAGGCACATATTTGTCAGGTGCTTCTATGGCATCAGGCGATTATGGTTGGTTTAGCAAGGCTAGTGTTTAATAGCAATTTGTAGTAAAAACGAGGGGTTATCTCAAAAGGATAGCCCCTTTTTCTTTTAACTTTTACCTAACTACTTAGGAGATTTAAAAATGGCTTTACCATCAGATGAGCAAAATGCAGATTCCCGATTGCAAGTACGCTTTTACAAGCGACCAGTAAAACAGGATGACGCTTCCGCAGAAGCTGGCAGACCAATATACAAAGAGTTTGATTTTGTGCATATTTGCGTTGCTGGCGATACTTTGACCGAAATTGATACATTTGCCCTAGAAAGCCACAAAACACGGTTTCCGCTACATTGGGCGGCTTATCAAAACAAACTTGGTGCTGATGATCAGGGATACGAGGGAACACCATTGGTAGAATGGCCTTTAGTATCCAAATCACAGGCAGAAGAACTCCGTGCTATGAAATTTCACACGGTAGAAGCGGTAGCAAACGCATCAGATCAACAGCTTCAACGGATTGGCATGGCGGCAGGAATGTCCCCTTATGCGTTCCGTGATAAAGCAAAGGCATTTTTAAATTTAGCTACAGCGTCAGCCGAAACTGACAAGCGAGAGCAAGAAATTAACTCTTTAAAAGAAGAACTTGCCAAAAAGGATGAAGAAACTGCTAAAATAAAAGCTGAAACAGATGCGAAGCTGGCCTTAATGCAAGAACAAATGGCCACTATACTTGCCGCTGTTGGTGAAAAGAAACCCCGTAAACGCAAAGCGGAAGCCACAGAGGAAGCCTAAAATGTCATATACCATGCTCGAATTAGTCCAGCAAGTTACCGCTGAACTTAACTTAGCCGTTCCAACCTATGTAGCAGGTAACACTAATCAAGATGTGCAACAAATTCTTGCATTGATGAACCGTGCAGGGTACGACTTGGTTAAGGAGCATGATTGGCAAGCCTTAGAACTAGAATATCGGTTTTATACAACTGCAATAACCACGACCTGTGATACTACGAATGGAACTTATTTATTAAACAACATTCCTAGTACCGCAGGTTTGGACAGCAATTATTCCATTGTCGGAACAAGCGTTCCCCAAGATACTTATGTTGACAATGTAATTGATTCAACTAGCTTAACTACTACCCAGTTATCCTCAGCAACATCCATTGGCGGTACGGTTACATTCAGTAGAACTATTTATCCGTTGCCACCTGATTACGAAACCATCACCGATAACACCCATTGGGACAAGACAAAGCATTGGCAGATGCTTGGCCCTGTTGATGCACAACAATGGCAATGGCTCAAATCAGGATATATTTCAACAGGCCCTCGTGTCCGTTGGCGTATTCTTGGCAATACATTTCAAATATGGCCACCCTACAATACCCAAGAATATCTAGGGTTTGAATACCGTTCTAGGGGCTGGGCAAGAAGTGCAACAGATCAAGTTAAAAACAGCTTTACTGCCGATACAGACACAACCGTATTAGATGACACCGTACTGGTGTTAGCAACAAAACTTAAATACTTCCAAATTAAGTCGTTTGATACTACTGCATTGCAACAAGACTATATGCGTTATTTAAGCGTTGCCAAAGCTAACGACAAAGGATCAGCAACCTTATCATTTGCACCTGCCCCAAGTGCTGTGCTTATTGGNTGGGCTAATATTCCTGATACTGGCTACGGTAGCTAATTATGATGCAAGCCAAAGGTAGGACAGCGGTTACTGCATCGTTAGCCGCCCCTATTGGGGGTTGGAACGCTAGGGATTCATTGGCTGAAATGCAACCGTTAGATGCGGTTTCTTTAGTTAATTTCTTTCCTACGCCTACCGATGTAACCCTAAGAAAAGGGTATTCCAAGGCTTCTACTGGAATTACAGGTAATGTAGAAACCCTAATGAATTACGCTAATGCGGATGGCACAAACACGCTTTTTGCTATTGCAAACGGGGTTATTTATAACGCTTCAACTGCTGTAGCTACTTCTGTATTAACAGGATTAACTAACAGCAAGTTCCAGCATTGCATGATTACGACTGCTGGCGGACATTTTTTATTAGCTGTAAACGGTGCTGACCCAGCTATTATTTATGACGGTACACGCTGGTACAAGATGGCTACTACGGCTACAGCCGTATCTATTAGCACCATTACAAGGGGTGGCACAGGAAACCTGACGGCTACTGTTACTACTGCTACGGCTCATGGTCTAGCCACAGGAAATCGGGTCAGTATTTCAGGAACTACGGAATCAAACTATAGCGGTACTTTCTACATTACCGCAACAGGAACAACTACTTTTACCTACACAATGGCAACCGCACCTGCGGCAAACGCTACTGTAGTGGGTATTTATACAGTTATCGGTATTTCAGGCGTAAACAGCAATACCCTGATTAACATCAATATGTGCCAAAACAGGCTGTTCTTTGTGCAAAAAGACAGCATGATATTTTGGTATTTACCCGTGCAATCTATTGGTGGTGCGGCTTTAGACTTCAATTTAGGTGCTATTGCCCGTTCAGGTGGTTACCTGCAAGCAATGGGAACATGGACACTTGACGCTGGTTATGGCGTTGATGACTTATCCGCTTTTGTTACTAGCATGGGTGAAGTCATTGTTTATAAGGGTACAAACCCTAGTGATGCTAATGCTTGGAGTGAAGTCGGTGTTTGGCAGATGGGTCAAACCTTTGCCCGTAGATGTTTCTTTAAATGGGCTGGTGACTTGCTTTTACTAACCCAAGACGGTCTTGTGCCGATGTCAGCGGCTTTACAGTCATCCCGTTTAGATCCCCGTATTAACTTGACTGACAAGATTTATTTTGCTGTAAGCCAAGCGGCCACTAATTATTACGCTAATTTTGGCTGGCAAATCAATTATTTTGCTAGTGAAAATATGTTGATTTTGAACATTCCTACTGGTACAGGATATGACCAGTATGTAATGCACACGATTACAAAGGCTTGGGCAAAATTTACTGGCATAAACGCTATTTGCTGGGAAGTATCTGCCGACAATAAGATTTACTTTGGTTCTAGCGGATTTGTTGGAAATTTTTATAGTCAGACTTCTGATGCAGGGGCTAATATTATTGCAACTGCACAACAAGCGTATAGCTATTTTGACAGTCGTGGACAAAATAAACGCTTTACCTTAGTACGCCCTATCCTACAAACAGATAATGGCTTACCGACCGTTCTATGCGGTATTAGCACGGATTTTGACACCCAGCCGTTAGTTAATCAGATAGCTTTTAACCCATCTATTACCAACACGGGTATTTGGGATAGTTCCAAGTGGGATCAAGCTAATTGGGGTGGTGGTCTAACCGTCACTAAGTTTTGGCAAGGGGTCAACGGAATTGGCTTTTCAGGATCAGTTAATATAAATGTTGCATCGCAAGGTATTGAGTTTCATTGGGCATCAACCGATTATGTAATGGAAAAAGGTGGAGTGCTGTAGTGCTATGTTTTGATAAAGACTTATTAGGGCCATTTATCGCCCAAAAGTTAGACATGGTATGGACACCTGAAAATTCCACCGCAATCGGATGGGTAACAGATGAAATAGAAGCAGTAGTTTGGTATGAGGATTTTAATAAAAAGTCGGTAACTTGCCATATTTACCTTGGAAAAGGATTAAATAAGCAATATTTAGCTACCATTTTTGACTATCCTTTTATACAATTAGGGGTAGATAAGATTGTTGCCCCAGTAGTAAGTAGTAACGACAAGTCGGTAGAGTTTGTCAAGAAATTGGGGTTTGAGGAACAAGCACGATTACTTGATGTTTTTCCTACTGGAGATTTGTTGTTTTTTGTAATGTCAAAAGACAAATGTAGATTTTTAGGAGAAAGATATGGGCAAGTCGAGTAGTGCACCCCCACCACCCGATTATTCAGGTGCGGCAAAAGAAACTGCGGCAGGTAATTTAGATGCGGCAAGAGCCGCCACAGCCGCAAATCGTGTAAATCAATACACACCTTATGGATCGCTTGAATATAAAGTTTCAGGCGAAGATCCGTATGGCAATGCCACTTGGTCTGCTACTCAGTCACTTGCTCCTGCACAGCAACAATTATTAGATTATCAAAATCAAGCNAGTTTAGGTCTTGGTCAATTAACTGGTAAAGGCTTGGGTTANGTCAACAATATGCTTGACACCCCGTTTGANACNAGCAAACTGCCGACTACTGGGTTTAATCCTAGCCAAAGCTANCAAGATGCTTATATGCAAAGACTTCAACCCCAAATTCAACAAGGGCGTGAAGCATTAAGCACTCAATTAGCTAATTCGGGTATTCCCGTAGGTTCAGAAGCATACAGACGAGCAATGATGGGTCAAGGTCAAAAAGAAAATGATCTGTTAGCGGCCGCCACTACTCAAGGTTTTGGCGTTGGTCAACAAGCCCGTCAATCTGCCTTGCAAGAGCAAGCCTATTTGCGTAACGAACCGTTAAATACATTAAACGCTGTTAGATCAGGAGCACA